AAGGTTTACAATCTATCCAACTTAGATAGATAATGCGTTAGAACGCACCTAAAGCACCTCTATCGCCTTAATAACACTACAAGCAGCATACCAACTGCAAATAGCATTATGTATTTTTCCCATATTCCTTTTTTCTCAGGTGCTTTGATGGTACGGTTAATGTACTTAGTCACCTGTACCGTGTCCGGTAAGCAGATTGCCTTTACACGTATAGTATCAAAGTTCCTAACAATCCGTAGTCGGATGTTGTCCTTTTGGACAACTACCGTATCAACATCGTTTAGCGTCAAGGTGTCCCAAAGGGTTCTTTCCTTGGTAATAACCAACGTATCCCATTTTGATTGCTCGACTCTTGCTCCCTTGCGTATCGCCTGGGTTAAATGCCATTCCGCACTACAACTACCCAGAGCAAGACTCGCAATCAGGATTATCAATACTACAACTAGTGGATGTAGGAATTTCTTCAAGCTCATTTAACCAGTCGTTAAAATTGGACGTACTTTGTTTTTCCACCTTTCTTGATTGCTTTTAAAACTTGTCCTCGGTTATTTAGAACGTCATAGGAGACGTGAATCCATCCAGGTTGTACATCGGTACCAAATTCCCAAATGAGTTGCTTAAACGGCAGATATTTGCGTATGTAGTTAAACACCGCTGCCATATCATCACATTGGATGTCTGCTGCTCTTCCGTGTACGTGGTCGGATGTTGCACTACCGCCAACCGCAGAGTTTACCTCCGGTGAACGAAATCCACTCGTTACGTTTATCACTCCGAACTTATCACGAGCAGGTTGCAGCACCTTTTGTGCTAATAGTTTTAAGTTACGGATTTCTCCTTCGCCTGGTACGTTCGGTAACCCGGTATCGGTATCTGTAAACTCGGAAAGTATAAAGTCCTTTGAAAGTCGCATAGGTTATGTTTTTTGATGTTTTTAAGACACATTAGGTGCCTTTTATTGCTCTAATGATGGTTTTAACGACCTTGACCCCGGTAGGTCTTACTCGTCACCCTTTTGTTCCGGCTCTTGGTGTGCCTTCCCAGTTTTCTTTTTGACTTCTTGATTTTTTGAATCTCTTGTTGCTTCGCCATCTCTTGACATCATTAAGGCGAACCCGCCCATTATAAAAGCACTAAACTCTGTTAAAGACGCTTTCTCGAACCAAACCAAGATTCCACCAAAGGAAATCAGGATAAGACCGATAAGCGTTGTTTTAGGATTTCTAAATAATCTATCTATCATTACGAATATCCCGATTCCAACGCCACAAGGTGTACACAAAAGAGGTCAGCATTACGAATAGACCTGCTATCTGATGCACCTCGGCTAATGTTAATCCACCTACTGCTAAACTCCAAGAGGTCGCTACCGCACTTGTACTGTCTGTTTTCATTGCTCGGATGTTGCTTCGTTACAAAGTGTCGGGTTGGCCTCGCAGTATGCTTGTGCGTAATTACTCTCCCAACCCGCAAACCAATGAACGGCAGTCCCTGGGGCTGGCCACACAACGTATTGCTGGAATTCGGATGGTGCTACCCAAATGATGTCCACCGCCCAACGGGGGTCAGATTCAACAAGTCCGATTTGATGAACGAAGCAATCAACAAAGGTGATTTGGTCTTCTTCCATTTGGGCGAATCCTGCGGAAAGCATATCGGTGATGAACTGGCCTTCGGATGGCCAGGCGTATTTTCGGTATTCCATTAGATAGTAGTCATTTGAATACATTGTGCGTCCGTCATTGGGACGGGAAACAATGCTGATTGGTTGATATGGTACGGATGGGTGAGGGTATATGTTCGTAATGTTTGTAACTGCGTAGTTGTAAATGCGCTATTTGTTACCACCTTGACACCATTTTCAAACACATTCAAATTTGCTCCGTCCCACTTGATTGCCAACTTACTTCTTGTCGAGGTGCCTAAATAAAGTGAAGTTATGCTTCCATTAATTTGTTTCCAAACACCAATTCTATTCGATGGAGAGGACGCTTGAAGCCAAATGTTATTGGCAGTGGCACCAACTACGTCATTACCAAGTCCAAGTGTTTGCGCTTGTGTATATCCAACACCAAGTTCCAAATTAGCCAAATCAATGAACCACGTTCCACCAGCAGACGAAATCAAACCATTCGTAAAAATGTTTCCACGTGTAAAGCCATCAAGAACCCTCGTAACCGCAGCAGTCGTTGTAGGAATGAACGTAGTAGCATACGCCCCCAATTCCATTTGAGGTGCAGCGATGCGGATGGTGAAGTCGTATGTTGTTCCGCCAGTGAGGGCTACAGTGATTTCAGGAATAGCAAATGCCGTTAATGCGTTGTTATTTGTAGATGTAAAGGTAAACCTCGACAAAGTAGAGGTGTATGCAAGTGGTGTGCTTAAAGTTGTTAATACGCCACCTACTGCATTTCTTTGAGTGACAGCAAAAGTTCCAGTTAAAGAAACTCCAGTTATTCTCGCCCAAACGGAAGCAGTCCACGTTTGGCCATTCGTTGCAGCAATTCCCGTATTTTGTTCAAACAAAAAACGAAAAGAACCAGAAGATGCCGCAGTACCAGTAATTCGAACGTCTATATATTGAAGTCCGCTTTCAATACCTGTAGCCAAAATCTGTGAAGAAATACCAGACTGTCCCACAATTATCCAGTTGGTCGGGGCCGTCCCAGGACTTCCCGTCACCGCCCCCACCATCGTGCTGTTGCGAATGGAGTTGGTGCGTTGGGGTTCGAGCAACAACCGACCACAATTACTCAATGTCCCGTCTGCGTTTCTGAAGTCGATTCGTGGTACGTCTTGTCGGTTGGTCGTTGGAAAATAGTCAAGGGCGGAGGTGCCTTCAACCGCTTGAGCCCCGAACAAAGTAACGCCACTCGTCCCGTCTCCCGTGTATGCGGTTATAGAATCGGTAGGGCTTATGTAAACATCAAAACGAGGTGATACCGTAGTAGTGTGAACCATTGAGCAGCGATACCATCCATTGCCCAAAGATTGAATTTGACCAACTGCACTAATTTGTGTACTTACTGCGCCAGTAGATAAATTAAAAGACACACTTGCCGAAGTGTTCCCGTTTTCAACTATGGTTATAAAATTATAACCTTTGGCTTTTGCAAAAATACTCCAAGTGTTTGCAGTACTAATTGCGCCAGCAAGTTTCAAAATTCGATGTACAGAAGAAGCCGCAGTAGGTATAGCGTCTTGGGCCGTCAATGCGCCATTAACTGGATTAGCCGTTGCGCTTGTGCTTATTGTTAATGCCGTTTTATTCCAAGAACCATCGTTAAACTGCTCACTAAACGTCAACAAATTATAAGGACTCCTTCTAACCACCCCTGTACTATCTGTATAGGTAGCATCAGAGCTGCGTGTGAAGGTCAAGTCCCCTAATCCGCTGGTTGGCTTTTGGGCAAATACTACGTCTTCCTTTATTCCCGATGGAATAAGGAGCCAAGAGGCGTCATCGTAAAAACTCATAATAAGGCATCGATTCGAGCTTCAGCACAAGTAGCGTTTTGAATAACGCCTCCTGCTGCCTGTACTCGTAGTGAATAAAAATACATATACGCCTCACCACTTTGACCCGTGAGGTTCGTTTCTGGATGTCCGTAGGAATTGGAGTGAACCTGTCCCCAGCTGATATTATTGATAAAGCCCTGTCCCCAACCTATTTCGTTGTAGGCGGAACCTTGGCCCCATTGAATTGTATTATTTGGACTTTCCATCGAGATACTTTTGTAGTTTGATTAGATTCTCGCTCTTTACTTTATAGTACCCACGATGCCGGGCGGGAATCTCTGTCCGGGTAGATGTCTTCGTTGACGTTTGCATTGTATTCCGGGAAAAGGGATTGGTTAAAAGACATATAGTCGATGAAACGCTCCGTGTAGTATTTCGCTATCGTGCGCTCCTTTTCAACTAAGTAGTCAACTTCTATTTTCTCTGCGTTTGTTGCGTTCTCGCTCGTATGCTTGTATACACCACCATTAGCCACCGTAAAGGCCGCAAACGGCAGGTATTCTGTCATCGCAAAGTGGATAAGCATCGGCTGCAAGTAGTCGGTTACCAATGATAGGTAATTACCCGCAAGTGTGTTGGCAATGATGTCCGCAGAAATCTTGTCGTACAACTTCGTACCCGTGTAGTTCTGGATGTGAATCTCTTGGGCAATTTTGATAAATTGGATAAACTTATCCGTATCTACGTTACCGGAGATTACCGTGTTGCGGACAATATCCTCACGCTTGATGAAAAGAGCAGTTGGCATTATTTGCGTGGTTTTAAGAATCCTTGATTCGGCATATCAACTGGGCGCTTTGCAACCTTTGGATTGTTCACCTCTGGCTTTACACCTGCCTTGCGAGCTTGGTTTACCGATACGTCAGCATTCGGGTTTTTAGCGTCAGGAGTTACGCCTTCGGCTTTTGCCAGGTACGTCTTACGCATCCAGAAGTGATGGCAACGTGCGCCTCCTTTGTACAACCAGATGTCGTATGTTGATGCACCACGTGGGCCAAATCCTGCGTTAACTTCCTGCTTACGCATCCGCAGAATATCCTCCTTACGGTAGACCTTCTTTGCGTTTACCATCATCTTACAAAACTCACGGCTATTGGTCTTGGTGGTTCCCGGAGCGTATGAGTAACGAATCTTATACTTACGTCCGTCTTTTGTTTCACCGTCTTGCTCGCTCTTAGCGTTTGGGAATGCCTCACCCGTCTTAGCAAACTGCAAAATAGAATCCAAGTATTCCTCCTGCTCGTAATCCACCGGACGTTCGTCCACCAAATCCCAGTTGTCTAAATCTTCGTCTTCGCCAAACTCGTTTAGCGTTTCAAACATTTCGTTTAGCACCTCATCAGATACGTCAGCAGACAAAGCAACGCTGCTATCCTCAACGCCTGTATTTTCCTCAATCACCTCGGCAGGAGCAACAATCTCCTCCTTAAACTCCAACGGCTGCAACGTCTTGAAATAGATGTTTAGAGACGCTCCGTTGTAAGATAGCACTTGCTCTATTGCATCAAGTATAATCTCCTGTAATGGTCTAATAACCACGTTATCGAACAGGATAGATGCCGTCTTCAACTCGTCAGCATTGTTACCTAGGCCGCTATTGTCCTTAATGCCCAAAAGCATCGGAGACGTTACACGGTGGCCTACCATAATCTTCTGCGTACATTCAGACGAAAGGAATTGGTACTGCTCACTTGCGTCCGATAATTGTACGGGTTCGATTGTTGCGGCAAGTTCCTTATTGTCGTTGAAAGCTAGGATAAACCGACCGGCATTCGAACTACCGGAGAACTTATCCGCAATACGTGCCTCGATTAACGTCTGCTCTTCTTCGGTTGGTGTTCCGTTGTTGAAGTTAATCAGCATAGACGGAGCAAGGCCGTTCTTAATGTTGCTGATATGATAGTTGGCTACCTCTTCCTCCAATTCGGCATAAGGCAATGAACCTTGGTAGTCCGTGGGTGCGTAGTAGTAGTAACCTGCCTTATACGGCTTGATGTATAGAATCTCGATTCCTGCTTTGGACATACCAAATGCCTCAATGCGTACAGGTACCTCCTTGCGTTGTGCTACACGATTCCAGTCCTTAGCGTAGTAGTAAGCGGGAATAAATCCGTCTTCGTTTGCACGTTCAGCTCGTAAGGTTTCTACCGGGATATGCTCAACACCTACAATCTTGGAATGGTCTTGGTTGTAAATCACCTGAAAGGCAGCATTGCCCATCATCTTAAAGTCACTAACGACTTTTTTAACGCAGTTCTTGGTAAACAACGACATCATCATTGCGTACTCATCTGGCTTTTGTGCTGCGTCTGTTGCTGCAAGACCTTTGCCGAAAATCATATCAATAACGCCATTGATAATAGCGTTGTTGGTAGGACTTCCATTGTAGCGGTCGATTAGGTATTGGAAATAATTGTTATCATCTCCGTACTCAATCCATTGCTTTCCACTAACCTCCTTTACCTGCGGCTTAACGTAGGAGTTCAAGGCCATAAATCGTATGTTGCTCATATAATTACGAACGTGTTATCTCCTGCCTGCTCTTGCGTGTAAACGCCATTGTTTACCGTGAACTTCTCGAAGTTTGTTTGGTTCGTGCAGAATACACGACCTCTGTATATCAAATTTACGCCATCAAATACCTCCAATAGGTAAAAGTTTGCTTCCTTTAAAGTCCAAGCAGCATTCAAGGTCATATACCCATTTGCGCTTGTAGGAGCGATTGTTTGCGTTTGGGTGGTATTGGTAGACTCATTCGTTAACCGTGCCGATACAGAAGCGGGAAACGAGCGAGGGATGATTTGCAAATTTTGCGCTGTTGCGCTTGTGGTTAAAATGTTCATCTTACAAATAACTCGTTTGTTGCTTTTTGTTTTAATTAAAAAAGCCACCCCGAAGGATGGCTCTCTTAATTGCAATCGTTTTTAGATTAATAAAGCTTAAACGAAGCGAGGTCGGAAATCATTTTTTGAACCTCTTTCATTTGTCGCTCCATTAAATCACGCTGCTTCTTTGCGTCGGTAACATTAAACTCTGCCGCCTTCTTTCTGGATTCGTCGGTAGTTTTGTTTCCGGTAACGGGTAGGTTATCTACCTGCTTCTGGAGGCCGCTAATCCACTTGTCGTATGCAGATAATTGGCTCTTGTGTGCCAATAATGACTTATCCAAATTTGCCTTCGCCTTGGCAACAAAATCACGAGCCGTAGAAGCGGCGGTAAAAGCCTTATCACGGTCAGCAGCACCTTGCTTATCGAATGCTCCTAATTCTACATTAATTGGCTCGCTATTGATAGAAGCGAGGATGTTGTAAACGCTTTGTTTTGTGTTCATTTTCCTAAATTAATTAAATCTTGAACTGCTCCTAACAATTCAAGGTTGGCAGATTGCCATTGTTGTACTTCTTTAATTGAACGTCCGTCAACGCCAAGAGCAGCAGCTTGTTTACCAACCTCATTAACGGAAAGGCCTGACTTGCCAGACAAGTTTTGCGCCTCACGTACCAGCGTAGCACGAGTCGATTCCATTTTATCGTACTCTTGCTTCAACTGCTTAAATTTAGAAACAAATGCCTCTACCTCGGATGCTTTTGCGGAAAGATTTTTAACATCGCTACGCAAGTCGTCAATAGCAGCAAACTCAAACCGCTGGGCAGACATTTGGTTCATAATCTTTAATGCCTTTTCCATAGGTCATTAAAAATCTGAACCGGAGACAATCGTAGAAATACCAGAAGCAGCCAAAGTACCATCCAAGAAGTTTGCAGGCAACTGCTCTTGGCCATTCAAGGTCAAGGTGTAGCCAGACATATCGCCCATAGCAGCACCGGTAACAATTGTTCCTCCGGTAACCTCGCAACCGTGTTCCAAACCTGCAACAAAGAAGTTAGAGTTGCGGTCTTCTACAATTACGATAGGACGGCCGTAAGCCATCAACTTGATTTCCTTGTGTGATTGCTTGCTCAACTTGTGCAAGGTCAGGTTCAAGGTCTGGTCGAAGAAGGTGGTTCCGTTATCACGGCTTGAAGTAATTGCCTGCTCAAAAGAAGACGTACCCTTCAATTCGTATTTGTATGCCGTCAAACCGCTACCCAATGTATCGATAGCGTCTGTATTGGTTACATCGTAGGTAACCGTAAGATTCTGATAGTTCAGAAAGTAAACCGCCTGAATGCCACCTACAACGTCTTTGCAAGGTTCGATTCGGCCAAGGGATAATGCACAAGCCATTTTGTTTTGTTTTTTTAGTTGGTTTAAAAAAGAAAGGGGTGGGGCGTCATTACACCACCACCCCTATCAGGATTTTTGAAATTAATTAAGCTCCGTAGTAAACGATGTCGCTACCGATACCGTATTGGATACCAGCGCTCATACGCATAATCAAGCGGAAGTTCTGAGAACCATCGATGTCAGCCATATCAATCAGGCGAACTTCGTTCTTGTCGCTCAACAAACCGGTACCGAAGAACAAGTTTGACTTCTGTGCAGCCACCATTTTGTTAGAAGACAAACCATTTGCAACGGCAACTTTGATACCGTCAAAGTACAACTCCTGGTTGTTAAACCAAGTAGTACCTGCATTGTCAACACCGTTAGCACCTACTCCTGAAGCAGCAAAGCCACCCAAAGCACGGACATACGCTTTTGCTACGTTCTGAGGGACGTAAAGGAAAAGGTCCTCCTTACCGTAAAGAGCAGCAGGGATAGCGTCAACTACCTTACCCAACTCGGTGATTACGTTAGAAGCAGTAACGGTAGTACCGGTTACATCGATAACGTCAGAATCAGCAGCGAACAAAGTTTGGAATCCTGCGAACTGACCAGCAGATGCGTTAACACCAGCCCAGATGTTTTGCTCGATACGAGCAGCAACACGCTCAGCAGCGTAGGCAACGATGAAGTCGGTGAAAGAAGCAGGTACATTCTTGAAAGAAGAATAACCCATCTCTACGGCCTGCCAAGTTTGCTCGAAGTCCTTCTTGCACATCTGCAAGTTAACTTGGAACTCTTCCAAGGTCAAAACACGCTCGGTCAAGGTCACGGTAGATGTTGGGTCGAAGTCGCAAGTAGCGTCCTTCAGGATGTCGTCTGTGTTAACCTTTTGGATAACGGATTTGTAGTATACGTTGGGCATAATCTCGATGAGACCTTTGTCCAAGGTAGGTGCGCTCAACAGAGCAGCGGCCACGTAACGGCCAGCAAATTCGCCAGCATACGTAGTAGTGATTGAAGTAGTCGTGGGCATTTGTTATTGATTTTATTTATTAATACGGGCAAGAACTCGGTCAAGAGCAGACTCCGGGGCATTCTGTGCGAGGTTCACTCGTGCAGGTGCAGGTGCTGCTTCTGGATTGTGGCGGATGGGCATAGCAGCAGGCATATCGCTTGACATCTCCTGCTTCTTCTTTGCCATTTCCTCTTTGATTGCTGATAACTCAGCTTTCATCTCTTCAATGAGTGGCATAACCATCTCCTTGATTTTGTCCTCCATCGTTGGCTCTACGGCTGCTTCAACCTCGACCTCTACTGATGGAGCTTCTTCTTCTACCTCGGCTGTTGCTTCTTTGATTTCACCGATAACACCTTCTTCAACTACAACCAAGATGCGGCCATCTTCCATTTGATACTCACCGACTGGGACTGCAATACGGTCTTCCTCTGATACGATGAAAATGGGTTGGCCTGCCTCAAATGATTCAGCTTCTAGGACGGTGCCGTTATCGAGTTTGGCTTGCGCCAACTCAACTTCGGATGTCTCAACTGCGGACAGTTCGGCAAAGAATTTCTGGAAAATTTCTGTTGCTTTCATAATTCAAATTACTCGTTAATTGGTTTTGTTACATTTTTAGGTTGGGACTTTGACGGTAACTCCCACTCCCTGTGCCTGGAGCGAACCATCGCAGCACTTTTTGGAATAGGTGTTGTTCTTGCACAAGCAGCCACGCTTGTCTCCTTTGGGTGAGGAACGGCTTGGAGTCTGTTTCATAGTTTACCTAATTCTTTTAATTTAGATTCTGACCAACGCTTTGCGGCAAGACCTCCCCATAGGAAAAAGGAAATAGTACCACACGCAGCGGTATCGCCTTCATCGTAGTACGCCTCTGCCCTAGATAGGTACGAGTACATACGTGTAATGGTCTCTACCGATATTGCACGTCCGTCTGCGAGTTGTTGCGCTCGAATCTTGCCGACTGCCGTGGCGCATTTGTTACCGCCTTTCTCGTTTAACTCAATTCCTCGCTTTGCGTTGTTGCGTACTGCTTCCGGGTAATCCGTGTAGGATTCCATTTCAATTCGCTTCTTGCTTTTTAAACGGCCATCCTTTTTAATCTTGGCGATAATGTTAGATAGCATAAACTCTGCTTCCTCTTCCTCGATGCGCTCCAAGTGAGATTCCATCTGCATCTTGTCAACGAAGTACCCTTCAATGGAAAAGCCCTTAACACGTCCGGTCTTTACGTAGTTATTCCAGATGTCATCGTTGTTGACCTTCATAGATACCATCCAGGTACCCTCTGGCAATTCCAATCCGTAGATAGCCGTCTTATCCTTTTGCGGGTCTTCAACAATCCAAGATTCCACAACCGACAAACCACTTAACTCCGCTGCGTGTTCAAGGGTGGTGTTTCCTTGGTATCCACGCATTAGGAACAACTCAGATGCCTTGCGTACCGTCTCCTTTGAGAAATACACGTAGAACTCTTCGCCTCCCTGGTTGCGGTAGATTGTTTTGTTTGGAATCAAAGCAGCGCCCATCAGGATACGCTTTTCCTCGTCTTGCGCCTTGAACTCTACCTCGTACTCCTTAGCCAAGGTGATAAAGTTCTCCTCAATCGCTGGGTGTTCAACGATTGATATTGCGTTGATTCCGTTTAGTCCTTCGGTTTCTTCAAGGACAAGTTCAATTACTTTTTTCATTATCCGAATGTTGCGGTTCTTGCTCTGCGTCTTGCTAATTGTTGTGCGTTGGTAACCTCACCCGCTACCACATACGCCTGAATAGGTTGTTGGTTTCTCTCGTTAACGCTTTGCGCTAATTGGTTAATACCAGAACGCCCAACGACATTAAACTGCGGAGTTAATTGTGGCTGCGAGGGCGCTCCGGAACCTCCGGTATCAAAGTTGGTATCTGGTGAATCGTATTGAGTTCGTGCGATTGATGCAACTTGAGCCACGCTAAATGCTGCGGCAAGCCCTGCTTGTACATAAGGGTAACCAGGGAAGGCAGCGGTGTACGGAGACTTTTGTGCGGTAGTGTATGCGTTCTGAACTGCTTCAATACCAGAAATAACCGCAGTTGCAAGTGATAATTTCTTTTGAAACTCAAACTGCTGCCTTTTAGATTCTTCGTCTTCATTTGCAAAAGCAGCAGACAAGGCACTTATTGCCGCAATGCCGTCTTTAGCCATTTGAAACTTTGCAGCAGTTACCTCTCGGTCAAGTTCCTTGCTATCCCGTGCGTATTGGGATTCTGCTGCCGATTTATCCTGTAATAATTGCAAGTATGCATCGTATGCCTCTTGTTGCGCTACGGTTCCTTCTGCTGCGCTTTTAAGTCGTTGGTGAGCAATCTCAATCTCTATGTCAAGAATCTCTACCTGCTTATTATACTCAAGGTCTAATGCCTTTCTTCGGTTTTCCTCAATACCTGAAATAATAACGTATTCATCATAAATAACATCCCCGTTTTTTTGGATGAGTTCATTGTAGGTAACCATCTCCCGGTTAAGGGACATTTGATTCATCAGAAACTCAGAACGCTGACCTGCAACACGCTCTTCAATATCTACCAATTCGGTACGTGCCTGAATTAATGCAACCTCGTTTTCAATACTTGGTATCTTCTCGTATTGCGCTTGGGTGGCTGCAACGACTTGTTCTACCAATGCTTTTTCCTTTTCTAATTGCTCGGTTAGAATATCGTTTAGAATGTCGTTTGCTTCAATTCTTGATTCTATACTATTGAATTCGTTATCTCGTTCTTGGCGGGCTTGTTCGGCAAGCAACTGATACGATAACTGAACCTCTGTTCTCTTTGCTGCCGCAAGAGCTGCTTGGTTTTCTAATTTAACAATCTCCTGAGAATCAGAAATAACCGTTCCAAGATTCAAGGGAGTGCCCTTTGTGATAGAATCAAAAATTCGTGATACCGATAACTGAACAGCACCAAGAGCGGTATTAAATACGTCTGCTACTGCTTGGTTTGCGGTGAAGGCATCCTTTGCCGTATCAAGGGCAAGAGAAACAAGGGCAAATGATTTCGCACTACTTGCCAAATCCTTGAAAGAACTCGCTGCCTTCTCGGTCTCTTGGCGAACACCTTCAATGCTCGTCTTTGTTTCCTTAAAAGTATTGTTTGCCTTCTTGGTTTCTTTCTGGACTTCCTTTATTGCCGTCTCTGTTTTTTCAAAAGAGGTCTTGCTTTGCGCTTGGACGCCAGAAAGTAAAGTAATTAGTTTTTTAATATAATCCGAAAGCTCTTCAACGTCTTCTTTCGCTTCTTCTGTTTCAATCTTGGGTTTAAGAGGTTCTATCTTAATACCGCCTATTGCTTCAGATGCCTTAGTTGCGTCTGTTGCTATTGCATTAAAACCTTTTTTTGAATCGGCACGGACATCGCCAATAGTTCCTGACAAGTTCTCAATGGAACCATTTAGGTTATTATTTATTTCTGATGCTGCTTGACTTGCTCCATTAGTTATAGAGTTAAATCCACCATCGTCCAAATCCGATATGGCTTCGGATATTTTATTTACATCAGCCGATACTGACTTAGATAGGTTATTAAAATCAGTTGATACGCCATCAGATGCGTTGCCTACGTCATTTGCTACCGATGCAAAGCTCTTCTTTGATTCGGTGCGGATGTCTTCAATGCCTCCAGATACTTTGTCAATAGAACCGCTAAGGTTCTTGTTTATTTCTAATGCCGCTTCGCTTGCTCCCTTGCTTATAGAATTAAATCCGCTATTATCTAACCCCGATACAGAATCAGATATTTTATCAATAGAACCGCTGAGGTTGTTATTTATTTCTGCGCCTGCTTTTTTTGCACCATTGGCTAGCGTATCAAAACCATCTTTATACTGACTCTGAACCGCAGCAATAGATTTAGCCAACTTTTCAGCAGCAGCATTAAGCTTGTCAATGGTTGCCTGTAAGTCGGTACCATCACCCTGAATTTTTACAGTTTCGACAATCGCCATTCTTTAATCCCCTCCTCGGTTTTATCGTTAGTGTACTTATACGTTCCTTTTGCAATCTCAATGTCGTGGTCTATCCCTAGATAGGGCTGGCTATTTAAAACCTCCACCAAATAACTCAAATAGGATTCTCTCATACATCATTTAATAGTTCAAACTCTGCTCTTCCTGTGGTTAGATTGAATGTTGCGACATTCACAATCCACCTCTGCCCATTCCATAACAACTTGTTCTTTAGGTCAAAATTTAGAATCTTGCCCAAAGGCAGAATAGCAGGAATGCGTACCAATCTACGGGAAGGGTCGTACAAGTCCACAATATAATCTTTCCAATACGCATTGTACAACGAGTTATTTACGGATTCCAAAAAGTACGGGTCAAGGTCTGCTCCGAAGTTTGTGGAGTAGGTTGTTGCTCCGTTGGTTGGTTTAGATGAAGAGTTGCAATACCAAAGTGTATCTACTTCCACGGCATTGTTTCCCGTTATGATATTGGATAGGTCAATAAACGAAATCGGGAAATCACCAATGAAATAGGTCTCTGGAGCATAGAATAGGAATGGTTGGCCGACATACGTTTGCAGTTCACGGGTGACGGCATAACCAGCGAGGATGTCTGTTAAACCACCACCGTCTTCGTCTGTCAAGATGTTGAAAAGCATCTGGTCAAATTGCGGCTCTACCATCAACTCTTCCGTAGTATCAAATACAAACTCCGCCCTTAGGTCACCATATCCCACGTTATTGGTTAGGCGGTATTGCTCTCCGGTGATTGCTCCGGTCTCGTTGTACTGAAATTGAATTTGCTTGTACAACTGCGGGCGTTCTACCTGGCTCTCTGTGATGTCGAAGTATTGCGATAGGTCGATTGTTGCTCCACTTGCATACCATTCGCCTAAGGGCAACAAATCAAAGCTCGTGGAACTTGTTGGAATAACCACCAAATTAAACATCTTGCAGATGGACGAAACGAAGTCGGCAACTTTCTGCTCAGGCATATTAGACGAAACGTCTACATCTGCATTTATTGTTTGAGTTGCACTATTGGTAGCGTCCATATACAGAGTGGCACCAACATACGCCTCAATCAAACTAACTTGTAGCGTTAGCGTATTGAACTCCTTTGCCCTTGTGTAGAAGGTGACCTCATCTCCAAGCGTTAGAACGATGCTAAATGTTCTTGTTTCGGTTGTTGATGGGTGTGCATCTATTACATACGCCTGAACCAACTGACCATTTACGAATGCACCTATCTCGTAGTCTACCGTGGCGTTGTCCGTGGTAATGGTTACATCGTATGTATTGGATTCCGTTACCGTCCAGGTTTCGGTAGCAGTATTAAATTCGGCAGGTGTTGATGTTCCGTTAAAGGTAACAAGATTCCAAGGAAGCGTAAGCGATACACCTGGGCCGTACATATACTCTGCTCTTCGGTGGCACCACATATACAACTTCTCGAAGTCGCCAATGTTGGTGATGTTAAACGATACACCGTACTTAGCAGCAATCGCATCAAAGATGCGCTCTACTGGAAGTGCGGGTTTTAAATCGTAGTATTGAACTCCGTGGGCTTGGTTGACGTTATGAAAGTGAATGTTGTTCGGGTCGCCATTCATACTATCACTCTCGTAGAACCAAACATCCTGCGGGGTGATTAGTGGGTAGATTACCGGAGCCAGCGCACTAGACGTTAATCCGGAATGGATTGTTGCTTGGTCGTAGGTGTGGTTGTATGCCGATAAGTCAAGGTCGTACAAATAATCCTCCCCAAATAAGTCGGTTAGGTTTACCAACAACCCGTAAAAGGTGACGTCATAGGCATAGGGCGCATTCTTACGCATCTGTACGCCCTCCAACTCAATAGAACCATAGCGGAACACCAACCCGTTGATTTCAATGCTTCCTTCGGCACGCAATCGGTAGTCTGCTCCACCAACAATATCCGTGCGGTAGTAATGCTCAAAGATTGAATTGTTCCGGGGTGATGCCGGAACGCTGAACCCTTGCGTGTAGTCCGTGAAGACCTTGCTTATGTCTTGAATGTTTTGAACGGAGAGGTTAATCGTAATATCCTCATCCCCGAACATATCAAGTTCTTGGTCTCCTACAAATAAAGTTACCTTATTTCTCATCGGATGTTGTTACGAATGTCCCAAGCGATTTCAAACGACAAGGTGTAGTTAATCATTTTCTGATTGATTTCCTTTTGGTAATCTACTCCCGAATCTTGCGGGTTAACCGTGAACTCCACGCCTTCGTAATTGATGGATACCTTCTCGCTCATTAGCAGCTCACGGATAACGTCATCGTAATTCTCTTGCACCCAACCCGTATTCAATGTGATAACCTCGGTGCTATTCACGTCAAACCTACGCTTCTGCATCGTTTGCGTAAGCGACTGAGGTGTTGTTGCTGATATGTTGATTTGTGGCATATACTGCTCTGCCGTAAACGAACCTGAACGGGTAGACACTTTGAAGCAAGTCAGGTAATCAACGACACCAAACTTGTTGATAAATGAAATACGTACCGGGGTGTACTTAGGTTCGCATACCTGCTCCACCGTGTAGGTGAATTGTGGCGTTATGGCATCCGTTCCGAACCCAACTTCAAACGTATCGTTTAGCACTACGGCAGAACTTGCAGCAACCAAAAACGCCTGAGCTTTTGTTTTGTCGTATGGAATGTATACGATTCGGGTGTTGCTATTGTTACCGGGCGTGTAGTTAGCGACACCTTGCCAACTGCCACCAACATTCCGGTAAAAGAAATACATCCGGGACGGAAGATAAATAGGCATCGCATAGTCAACTCCCGTGATATACAACCTGCGGGGTGTTACCATCCGTCCGCTTGTGATTGTTCCACCTGTAACCTCTTGATAGGTTAGCCATCCGTCCGTAACAAGGAACGATTGGTTGTTCTGGATAATACCTGAACCCGGTGTACCCGCATCTACATATTCGGAGGATAACGAGAACTTACACCAAACGCCTTCGGTCGTAGACAATTCGTAGTTATTGGTGGTACTGGTTTTTAGTACCGAAGCAATCTTCTCACGGATTAACTCGCTGATTTCAAACGTAATAGGCGCATCGCTTACCGACTCCTTGAACAACGTGTAGTCAATCGCTGGGCTTGTAGTCCGGTCACCGGTGAAAATACGCAGCGTCAAGGTTGCGTTAATCAGGCCATCAGTACCTCCGGCACCTTTAGTCAACGTGATAAAAATAGGCGACCTTGCCATTTGTGGCGTAGTCGGGAATGTTGCAACAGGTATAGCCATTATTTACGTGTAAATGCTTGGAAGTCTTCCGGGGTTAATTCAAATGCCTTAACAATATCAGGCGGTAGTTTGGCGAAGTTCATTTTGAACGGTGCGCTAAAAAAGTAACTCGGTTTAATACCATTGTTGTAAACCGACTTTGCGATAGCCCATTGCAGACTCTTGCGTGGGACAAATCGTCCGTTCTTATCCCGTACTCCCTCCAGGCCTTTACGCACTACCCATTGAGCGAATGCCTTGGGTGGTGGCATCTTGTTGGTGTACTTGTATGGGGTGTTGAACTTGCGCTTTACGCCACTAACGCCCTTGTCCTGGTACTCGCCATAGTCCTCCATTGAGAACGTAAGAGAAAACGAGTTTGGGCCAACCGACAAATCATAATCCAAAGAGTTATAAAGCTCCTTTGTGCTATTCTTTTTCTTCTTGGTAAGGTTCTGCCTCGCCTGTTGGATTACACGCTTTGCAAATCGCTCTAATGCGGCTTGGACAAGTTCCTTGCGTGGCATTAGCAGATAGAGATTTCGGTATTGGGAACAATCATATCAAAGGTCAGGTTCCATCCCGTTAGCAGGTTCTCAAATCGCTCCGTGAACGGCTCGCAGATAATGTCACCTTCAATCTCAAACTTATCCGTGTACAACGTGCCTCTGCGTAGTTGCGATTGCAATCCGTTCAAGATAGCAAGAGTCGTGTTCAGAATATCTTGCTGGTTATCCACGCCAAAGAACGGCTCGTTCTGGTTGCGAATGTCCTGCTTGGTTTCGTCTACGATATCCATACACAAGACCGATACATTAAAGCGTATTACGTGGTCTGCGAATGTGGCCTGGTTAACCATAATGTGCGCCAACGGAAAGATGGTCTGCTTGTTCAGGTCAACATCGAAGATATCGCCAAAGGTTACCACCTTAACCAAGGGGTGTGAGGATAGGTAATCGTTAATCTTTTGGGTGGCTAAATAAAAACTTCTCATTTCTTCATCATTGCTAATTCAATATCGTTTTTCTCTTTTTCAAACGTCAAATACGTTAGAGCTTGGTGGACGGGAAGTTTAGTAACGTCTCCAAATTTGAGGACATCTCCATCAGCAAGTGCATAGATGGATTGATACCATCCCCACTTTTGTCCGAACTGCGCTTCTCTTGTGTAGGGGTTGTCTGTTGTTTGGCCAAAGAGCGCAACGTATGTGTTGCTAATACGTTCCCTAAACGATAAAAAAAAACCAGCGCTCCAAGCACTACGGATGCGGGCATCTCTTTCATTATCTCGTCTCGCTCGTCTGTTGCCGTGTATGGTTCAATATCGTAGCGTTCTCCCTTCTCTTTTGTTACCGGGCGGTACAATACAGACATTGCCTTGTGCATTGTTGCCCAATCTGAAATATAACTGTCCAAGTCTACAAACTCCCCTAACGAGATTTCGTTTAGAGCGGGAATGAATCCGTACTTGGTTCCGTTCAATTCAATGAACTTGGTAAGACCTGGCTTTTCGGATAGGGTCTTGGCCAATGTATTTAGGACGTTGACCGCATCCACCAGGCGGACGTTCGGCAGGTCACTAAATGGAACATTGCAGAAGATTTCGAGCATCTTCATTTGCTTGAATTCTCCCTCACCTTCAATACGAGCAAAGCGCT